CTTTATAGATACACATTTTGAATTTACGGATGATTCTTTTGCACCTGATTTAGAAGAAATAAGTTTTATACCTTTAGAAGACATAACAGACACTGAAGTTATAGATATATTTGAAATACATATAATAGATACAGAAGAAGACTTCCTTATGTTTGTAGAAGAAGAACTTACAGAAGAAGAATTTGCCGAAGTAATAGAAGAACATTTTAATGAAGAAGAAGCTATAGAAGAAGAAGAACAGGCATTAGATGAGTCTGTAGAAGAAATAACACCTGACCAAGTAGAGGAAGAAGAATTTACTGAAGATGATTTTATAGAACAAGAACTAGAGCTGTTAGAAAACATAGACGAAGAAAAGAAAGATGGTAAAAAAGAAAAACGAAACAGAATTAGATCAATCGTAGCGTCTACTAATTCCCTACTCGAAAGAATAAACCCCAACATAACTGGAGGCACTTCTCAAACTAGCACTACAGTTTCTGTATCTAGCAATACCTCTGGTGCATCATCATCTCCTATGTCTGTATCTAGCTCACCTAGTATTTCAGATCAGATAGCTTCATCTCAAGCACAGACCAACACTGTCTTACAATCTATTAATCTTGTACCTATGCCTGCAATAGGCAATACACCTTCTACAATGATGGCTGAGGTCCAAGTTACAACTATGGACAATCAAATAGAAAGTATGACTAGTACTATGGTAACAGCATCTGAAGCTGATCAGATAGCAGAACAGATAGTAGCTAGTAATATAAGAGCACAGCAAGAACAATCACAACAACAAGAACAAGAGTCTGGCACATATGATACAGCAGGACAAGCAACACTACTTGCCTACATGAATTATTTGCCAGGTTTTGATAACTACAAGGATATGAGCATACCTCAACCTACTGAATGGTATGAGCCTAGAGCTATATACACAGATGTCACTATAGATGACAACTATGTTGGGTATGGAATTATGCTAGGTAGTAATATAAACACACTGTCAGGTATGGTATCTGAACAGTCAGAAGATTTATTTGGAGGATAATATGGCAGAAGAAGAAGTAAAAGTCGTAGAAGTAGAAAGACGATCTTGGTACAACAACCCTGAAGGTTTTGACAAATGGAGAATCTTTCCTAGGCTTTTAATTAGTTTATATGGAGTTATGTTTTACAAAACATCCATGTGGTTTATGACATTACCAGACCCTACAAGTGCTCAATCAGCATTTGTATCTGTAATAGTAGGTGCAGGGGCTGCATGGTTTGGTCTTTACGTAGGCAAAAAATAGGAGGACAGTATGAAAAATTTATTACCTAAACTTCAACAGTACATTACCATTATAGGGGTGATCACCGCAATAGGTGGAGGTTTCTACACATGGGGGCAGTTTAATTTACGCCTCGATCAAATAGAAGCTAAAACTAAGAAAAGTGTTAACTTAGCACCTCTCAATGAAAAGCTACTGGTGTTAGAAGAAAAAGTTAAACAGCTTGAACAGAAGTCTAATAGTAATCAAAATCCACTAGCTCAGTAGCTGTTTTTAAAAAAAATAATCGTTTAAATGCTCATACAGAGCTTTTTAGCACATTTCAGGTACTGTAATATCAAAAATAAACAATTTTGTTGTGTGAGCTTCTATTCCCTTTAGACAGGGTTTTACATAAATTTGTATGATTTATCTACTAATTCTTCAAACTCTCGCTTAAATTCTCGTAGAAGGTTGGTCAAGGACAGTGTACCTTCATAATCTTGATTCCATTCATCCATTGTCTTTCTAAAAACTTCAGGATTCACTGACTTATTTTCAAGGTACACTTTCCCATCTTGTGAAAGCTCAACAGTAAACTGAGCTAAAAGTGCTCTAGTCGGCTTTTTCTTCGGCTGGTTCATTTGTTTTGCCTATCACTTTATTAGTTGTGGGATCGACCATAACATGCCCCATAGCCCTAAAGCCTGTTAACATATCACTAACTTCAGCATATGGTAGTCCTGCTAGTTTTTGTAAGATAGTGTTTGCTAAACCTTCCTGCATAAGATAAAACTTTACAGGTTGGTAAGCCTCATTCACATCTGGCGTAGCAGGATCATCTGCTTTAAATTTGCCATCTTCATCATGAGCTCGTTTCTTCTTTTCGTCTGTCATTAGACCTCCTTATCGTCTATAAATAATGCTATTATAGCATAGTGAATTATTTTTAACAAGTCCTTTCTCCGATCTTTTTTTGCACCTTTCTTTCCATATCTTTGTGCATACTTCATAATATTTCCTATACAGAAACCAGTACCATGACCAGCATCTATAATAAATTCTGTTGCCTGATAATTACTCTTTGAATAGTGTTGTGTGTATGTATCTTGTATGTAGGCATATACACCATTCAATATATTTTGTTCATCATATTTGTATTTAATTGATGTCTTTTTTATTGGGCTTGAACGCAACGACATTGTCTCCTCTCTCTTCTATCTCTCTTTCTCGTTTTCTTTCTAATTCATCCATTATCATTTTATTACCTTTTTCCATAACAGTCAACTGTTCTGTTGTAGCCATGTGCATAAGACCAGCAAATAAAATATACATCTGTGTTCCTGTGTATGTGTCTAAATCAGCAGGTAACAAATCTGCACCTACTATTTCAAAACCCTCATTTTCAGGTTTTAATACTATATACATATTACCTTCTTTCAAATCAAGCTCCTTTAAAAATTTATCTAACTTCTCATTCTTTGCAAACTCTATCTTGTAAAAATCATCATCAGCCATTTAGCCACTCCCTAGGTACTAAGCTTTCAGCCCATAAAAATTTATGCCTATCACACCAGTCTGCGTATGTAGTTTTAGATGTTCTTGAAATCTTATTATTAGCATTAACAAAAACAAACCTTATATCAAGATCAGGGTATTGTTCTTGTATAAGAAGATGTTTAACTCTATCATTTGTTGTTAGTCTTCCTTTTGTCTCTATGTATATTTTAGATTCTGGTAGGTAGAAGTCTGGAGTATAATTCCTTATCTTAGGAACATAATCAAACTTTACTTTCTCATATTGAAAATCTACTTTGCGTTTGCCTAAGTCTGCGGCTACTCTTACCTCAAACTTTGATCTGTATGGTAATCTATATCCTGACATCTTTTGGTTTTTCCCTATCTAATAAAAGATGTAACTCTTCTATTATTGTTCTTTGGTATTCTTCTGCATTATCATAATCTATAGCATCGTAAAATCTGTTCATTAAAACAAACATGATAGCTTTGTTACCTAGTAAATATTTTATCTTTTCCATAGACTCGTCTAACATAGCCATACCTCTTTCATATATAAATGACTGAGTTTTTGACAAATTAGTATATACAGGAACAGCATAATCACTATGCCGTAATTCTTTTATAATACTATCTCCGCCTATCATAGAATAGTTATCAGGATAGACATAAAAAATATTTTTATTCTCTTTAAAGTCCGCCATAGTAAGATTATGCATTTTAAGTATGGGCATTTTTTACTACCTTAGTATACCACACATAAGGTGGATTCTTTGCTCTTGATGTATGCTTAGGCAAATATTTAGCATGTTTCCAACAATGATGCCTAAACCCACAGAAACCACATTCTCTAGGTAGAAGCTTATTACCAGTAGGCTCTCCCTTTTCAATTTCATCTGTAGCTTTAAATTGTTTTTCTACTCTTTTTGTCTTTTTTAATTTACGAACATTTACAGTAGCGGCTTCTAATGCTTCTTTCTTTTCTTGTGCCTGTGTTGGCGGAGCTTCACACACTGTAATTTCTCCAGAAGATTTATCCATTACTATCCACCCACCAAAAGGCATGTTCTCGCCCTCTGCGTAGGAAAATCCTTGTACGACATATCCGAAAGGATCGTCATCTTTTACTTTTTGGTACCCACCAAATTCACCAAATTTATTTTGATATGCATAAGGGCTTGCAGATTTAATATCAAATACTTTTTTATCTATAATAACATCTAGTGTTCCAGTAATTTCTGTATCATCTAAAGTTATAGATGTAGGTTTTTGTTCATCTTCTACATTAACACCAGACGCTTTCATAACAGCTATTAAAGCAGCTTCTACTAAATCACCTAATAAAAATCTCATTATGGCATTGTAACTAAACGACTGTTCAATACCTAGCTGTTCACACTGTTGTTGACATACTGGTTTACCTATACCAGACAGGCGTAGGCGAAACTCTCTCGGCTCTCTAGAAAATTGTTTTGCTAAAGCTTGACCGCAGGCTTCTTTAAATTCGTCAACTAAAGAAGGAGGCATCTCAGCCTCCCCCTTCGTAGCTCTACTCAAGAAATCCTGTATGAATACTTGAATATCACTCATTATGCTTCGACAGCAGCAAGGTCGATAGCATCCACACCTTCACCATTACTGGCTTCAGCATGCTCTTCTGACACTCGGAGATTGTAGGAATTTATCCTGTCTGCAAAAGCTACAAGTAGCTCTCTATCGTCTTTAGATAAATCTACAGTATCAGAAATAGTCAAGTTAGTTGAATAGTAGATGGTTGCCCCATTCTTATGTTTTATAGAATGAGCCTTAGCTACTACATTAGGAGAAAGTAAATTCTTCTTATCAACATCTCTAAAGTATTGAGATATTGCATTGTAGCTTGAGCCTTTTCCATAAAATACTACAGGAACATTTTCTACTGGACTATCTTCACCAGTAGCTGTTTTGCCATCTGATATTGTTACTAGACCATACAGAACTTGATTACATTTAACAAGTGCTGAAGCAGCAGCTTCTGGGCTGTCTAAACCAATTTCCGTAATTTCGTTTTTGGTAAGCTTACCACATTTAAAGCCTCCCTCCGTATCAGGAAATTGATCGTTGAGCTTGGCTTGTTGCGTAGTGCGAACTGAATATGCACCTTGCTCATTATCCCATAAGCTATACATAAACCTTCTGATAAAAATCCTAAAGGTAACTTCTTTACCAAATACTTTTTCCCTTGTTTCAGGATTGTATAAAGCAAACTGTCCTCTAGGTAAGGTGTTACCCTCATCATCTTCAGGCGAATGATTGATTGATAGTCTAGCTAAAGAGTCTCCGCCTTGAGGCTTATCTTCTCTTTGACCAATCAATTCTGCTAGTTGGTCTGCAGACACTTTATCCAAATCTTTTGGAATTACGAGGTCTGAGTTTTCGTTTGTCGCTAATTGTGTCATATTATTACTCCTTGTGAGTTGACTTAACACTATTATATAGTAGATACTAAAGTAATGCAAGCATTAATTTGAAAAAATTTCTTCAGTGTCTAACCAGTTGCTTCCGATTTTGATTTCAATGCCTACTGGCATATCATACTCTATTCCCCATCTCCTCTTGGCTTGCTGGGGTATGGAAAGCATACACTCTTTGACAACATCAATCACTTGATCCTGTTCATCAGGATGTACATCCACTACTATACTATCATGTACTGTATTACAAAGCAAGGATTTAAAATTCTTCTTTTTAAATTCCTTGAAGGTTTCAACAAGTGCAGACGGAAGTAAATCTGCTGTAGCAAAACCCTGTACAGGATAATTCTTTACACTCGTTCCATGAGTAATTCCTCTGGCTGTCCTTCTTACATAGGGAAATCTGTATTCCCTACCTGACGGAAGAGTCACAACCTTATATTTCAATGCTTGTTTAGCTAAGTCCAAATGCCATTCTCCTATCTGAGGATATATGTCTGTAAACTCAGAATAGTATCTATGTATATGCTCAGGTAAACCCATGCCTGTAGCACCATATAAAGGAGCAAAGGTGTGTGCTTTTGCGTTCTGCCTTTCCTCTTTTGTTATTTCATCTTTCTCTTTACCAGTTATTATTGTAGCTGTCAAGTTGTGAACATCTACACCACCCTTGACATTTTCATAAACATGCTTATCTTGACTAAGATAACCTGCTACCCTGTATTCTAGTTGAGCATAATCGCCTTCTAGGATATGACCCCCTTCAAATCTAGACACTACAGCCCTACGAACTGGAAATGTTTTACCTCTAGGCATGTTCTGAAAGTTAGGACTCCTAGATGATAAACGACCAGTGCTTGTTACACACTGCATAAACTGAGGATGAATACGATCACTATAATCTAAATTCTTCTCTATACCTTCTACAAAAGTTTTAAGGTAGGTTTTTATTGCATTAAATCTTAGATAGCGTTCTATAAAAGTAAATGCCTGTTCGTTACCTCTTTCCCTATATAGTGATAAAGCGTCTGCATCTGTTTTAAAACCTTGAGTACTGCAAGACATAACACTTATAGGTGCTAACTTAAATCCTGCCACCTCATTAGTAGGCATATACTTTATACCTACACCATCGCAAGATTTGCAAATGTATCTAGCCTTACCCCATGTACCATCTTTTCTTTTCCTAGATACTCTTCCATAACCACTGCAAACATTACATCTAGTAGCCTCTGTTCTATACTGTACTATAACATTACTAGCTACTGCTCTTTTAAATTGTGCATCGGTCATAGGTGTTCTGCGTTTAGGTTTTCTTGTATTACCTCTTACTTCATACCCAAGATTAAATGTCTGTGCCCAAGTCTTCTTGTTCTTAACACCTCTACTAAATAGTAGTTTTGATCTATCCTCTGGACTAGCAAGATTAATAGGTGTATCACCCATAACTCTCTTAATCTCTTCATTAAGATACTTCTCTAACTCGTTGGCTTCTAAAGTATACTCGTGCTTAACTTTGTTTAAGGCTTGGCGATCTATCTTGATACCATCCTTCTCCATCTCTGCTAAGACTCTCGTTACCTCAAAAGACAGGTACAGTGTAGGCTGCAATTTGCTCAATGCTTTTACCCTCTTGTTTTGACTGACTTAGAGCTACCTCATAGGTAGACTGCACATCAGCTATTCCATATTCTTCTACTATTTCATGCGGTATTATATCAAAACCCATACCATCACGCAAGTACTTTTCCAATATATCTTTTTTCTTTTTTGTAACTGTCTGATGTCTGCGACAACATTCATCAAGACTTAAAGGTACCTTAACTCCTCTTGCCCATATGTAATCAAACACCATAGTATCATAGACTGCACCAGTGTATATAAATCCAGAAGCAAACAACCACTGTAAATCAAATTTAATATTGTGACCTAGTAAAACATCTGCTCTATCTAGTGCGTCTTGTACTATCTTCATGTTGTTCTCTGTAGGCTGTCTATCTGCATGATAAAACCATACATACTCGACAGGTTTATCATCTTCTTTAAATCCTACAGACACTAATTGATTGCCTTCTGTATAAGGAGAGGGATCAGAGCCTTTGTCTGTTTTTATAAAGGTAGTTTCTACATCTAATGTTAAAATCATTCGTAATACCTCCCTGTTAATTTATCTATCTCACAAACAACATGACCATGCCAACCTGATATCTTATTCTTAGAA